CGTAGAATGGCTCCTTGAGATGGGGTTTGAATTACCTAATCAAATATTCTGCACCATGATTGCAGAGTTTGTATTGAGTAAAGCTAGGAGACTTCCTATCAGCCTAAAAGAAACAGCAATAAGAAGGAAGACAGATAGCTATAAGAAGTCTGATCTAATAGATGATAAGTTTAAATCTGGTATGTGTTTCTCTGAGATACCTTTAGACGATGTAGTTGAGTATGGTATTGCAGACGTAAAGACTTGTGGAGAAATATACTTATCTCAGATGCAGAGCTTTGAGAAAGAACACAACAGGTCACTACTTAGTGTAATTAAACAGATGAATGACATGCTTATGTTCTTGTGTGACATTGAACTAAACGGCACTAAGATAGATATGTCTGTACTGGAAGAGGTTGAGAAGGAGTTTGAAGAGGAAAGGCAGACACTTACAAAGAACCTCAACGATATAGTATCAGAGGTAATGGGGGATACTCCTATCAATTTAGATAGTGGTGCTGACATGACTAGGGTTATATTTAGTCGGGAAGTTAAAAATAGAGAGGCGCACATACAGACCTTTAACATAGGAACTAATGAGGCAGGTAAATCTCTGATGGCTCCTAGAATGACTCCCAAGCAGTTTACTAATGCAGTGAGGGCTACCACTCAGGTAGTCTACAGAACTAAAGCTGTTCAGTGTCCTGACTGTACAGGCGTGGGGTCGGTGCAGAAGTATAAGGTGAAGACTAAGACTAAGTTAGGCAAGAAGTACAGGGTCCAAGGAGATCCTTACAAAAACAGAACCAACTGCAAGACTTGTAAGGCCAGTGGTGCTATCTATATGCCTACGGGAGAAGTAGCAGGGCTAAAGCTGTCTCCTCAGAACCCTAATGATGCATCTATACTTGGCTTCAAGACTGATAAGATAAGCATACAGCGTCTAATTAGACAGGCATCTCGTAAAGATAATGAAGAAGCCGTACAGTTTCTAACTATGCTTACCCGACTTCATGCCGTGTCTACTTATTTAAATAGTTTTGTTGCAGGAATAAAGCGTGGTGTTAGAGAAGATGGGCTACTTCATGCCAACTTCAACCAATGCATCGCTGCAACGGGTAGGCTGTCCTCTGGTGGGGGGATGAGTCCAAATTTACAAAATCAGCCCAAAAGAGGCTTCCCCGTGCGTAAGGCTTTTATATCGCGTTTTGAAGGCGGAACATTTTTAGAAAGCGACTACTCTGGATTGGAATTTAGGGTCTGTGTAGAACTCAGTAGAGATAGTCAGGGCCTAGCAGATATCCTTAAAGGTAAAGACATTCACAGACAGACTGCCAGTATTATTGGCAGGAAGAAACCTGAAGATGTTACCAAAGAGGAACGCCAGAGAGCCAAGGCCTATACATTTTTACCTCTCTTTGGCGGCACTGGGGCAGGAGAGGCAGAGCATATCAGGGCATATTTCAGTCAGTTTTATGAGGTGTACCAAGGGATATACTCTTGGCATCAAAGACTTATGGATGGCGCACTGAGAAATGGTATTGTTGAAACTCCTAGTGGTAGGCAGTACTACTGGCCCTCTGTGGTACGGGTAAAGAAGGATAGGGTAAGCAATGCTACCCAGATCTTAAATTATCCAGTTCAGGGCTTTGCGGCTGACATTGTTCAGTTAGCCTGTATAAGAGCAAGGCGTAAGTTTATAGAACTAAATCTTAAATCAAAGCTGATATTAACTGTACATGACTCAATTTGTGTGGATACTCATCCTAATGAATTAGACATAGTTAAAGAGGCTTTGACTTGGGCTATGACGGGTGTTAATAAAGAAGCACAAAGACGGTGGAACTATAATATGGTAGTGCCTCTTGAGATAGAAATCTCAGGGGGAAATAATTGGCTAGATCAGGAAGAATATACTTGATTAGTTGGTATAGTAATGGTAAAATGAAATCTCTCAATAAAAGGATACTCAAATGAGTGAATTAGTAGAAACAAGTGGCTTGAGTTTGGCTGAAATTAGTGAAGAGCTAGGGGCATCTGTTGGAGCGAAGTCTCCCAGTATACCTACCCTAAAAATAAACTCCTTTGGAGAAGATGCCGATGGTAATCAAATTCCATTAGGGGCGTTCTTTTTAAATACTCCAGAAGATCGGGTGTATGCAAAGGATAATGTAAGGCTTCGTGCCTTTAGTAATCACATCCAGTATCAACATTGGGATGATGGTAAATTAATTAATAAGTCTCTGTTGGTTAAAAACAACCGTGAGGAAGCTAGGGATCAGATGGGTGGACTTATGTGTGGTTTACCTTCTTTTGAAGATCAACAAGCTATGGACCCAAAAGAACGTGAGAAGTATAACGGAATAGATAGATACCGTATTATCAGGGGTGTAGTTTCATACACTGGTAAAACGGCTCAAGGTAAAGAGGTTACCATTGAAAATCAGCCGTGTGTCCTATCTCTCAAGCGTAAAAACTATGGTCCCTTTTACCACGATGTAATTAACAAGATGCGTCAGGGTATGAATGTGTGGGACTTTAATAGTGTTCTACGCGCAGAGAAGCGTAAGTCTCCTAAAGGTGCATCGTATTATGTCATGCATTTTAGTCCACAGTTTAACGACATTATTACTATGGATGATATGGCTGACGAAAGCATCAAACATGTTTTTGGCCTAGTTAAATCAGAAAATGCCAGAATAGATGAATCCTATAAAAACGCCAGAAAGGTTGTTCAGGATGAGGATGAAGCTGCAGAACTATATGATGCAGTAGAAGACTTATCTAAAGACTATGTAGCAGCCGCTGTCTAATGGGCGTTATAAAAGATATGTCTAATGAGAGATACCATTCTATGAGTGGTATCGGCTCATCTACAGTAAAGACAGTCTACAAAAAATCTCTCGCCCACTGGAAAGGGCAAAAATATAAATCATCTACCGCATTTAATTTAGGTACGGCAGTTCATGCCCTACTACTGGAAGAAGACAAAGACTTAGTTGTTAAAGGGCCAAAGACTAAAACCTCTAAAGCATTTAAAGAATTAGAAGAAAGTCTTGAAGAGGATCAGGTGCTTCTCAATGAAGTAGAATACCACATGGCTCATAGGATGGCTAAGTCTGCTTTGGATCACCCTGAGTGTAATAAAGTTTTACGCCACAAGGATAGGATGAACGAAGTAAGCATCTTTGCTAAGTGTAAAAGAACAGGGTTAGAATTAAAAACTAGGCCTGATCTTATGATAACTGAAAATGGTGCAGTGTACGATGTTAAGACAACGGTAGACGCCTCTCCTGTAGGCTTCTCCAAAGAGTGTTTTAAATATGCTTATGATATTCAGGCAGCGTTTTACAAATATGTATGCGAACTAGCAGGGTTTGAGGTGAAAGAATTTTCATTTATAACCTGTGAAAAATCTAGCCCGTATGTTGCACATATGCACGTTGTAACTCCAGAACTAATGGAGAGCGCAACACAGCGTATGCATGATACAATAGATCAGATAGCATTTGCAGATCAGTCTTTGGAGTATGGCACGGGATGGGGTAGTTACACCTTTATCGAATTACCTAAATGGTTATAAGCGTTCAATCAGCTAAAGCCAAAGGTAGGCGGCATCAGCAGTGGGTGAGGGATAAAATATTATCTATATTCCCAAAGCTTGAGCCTGATGATTGCCGTAGTACATCTATGGGGGCAGGTGGTGAGGACGTACAACTCAGCCCTGCAGCCCGTAAATTATTTCCATACTCTATTGAGTGCAAGGCATACAAAACCTTTGCTGTATATAAATTAATGGATCAAGCTATTGAAAACTGCCCCAATAAAGCAGAACCTTTAGTAGTTTTAAAGGCAGACAGAAAGAAACCTCTTGTGGTTATGGACGCAGAGCATTTCTTTAGTTTGCATGAGAAAGGTAAATTAAGTGGCAGATGAATTACAAAAGAATAGTTTACGTTTAGAGTTATGTATTAATCCAGATACAGAAGCCGTTGATATAGAGGTAATTCATAACCTCGATTTAGAAGAAAATGATGGCGAGATGATATTCTACTTGGATATGTTAAATGGAATAGTACACGACATTAAAATAAATATGGAAAGCTTTGCTGTTACTGGTGGGATGTTAAGACAACTGTCTGACTTATCTGCTATAGTTTCAGGAGAGGACTTTGGAGAAGATTTTATACAGTTTGAACCAGACCAATCTCTTATGGATGCAATAGAAGAGAATAAAACTAAGAACAATGTTATAAAACTAAAACCTAAGAATAGGATACACTGATGAGCATACCTCACATTCACAAAGAAACTATTACAATGGGTGATGACTTAACCCTTACAATGAATACCGATACTATTGGATTAGACATGGTGGATAACCCACCTCACTATAATAATGCTTCTATAGAGTGTATAGATGCTATGGAAGCTATGACTAAAGGATCAGATATATCTGGTCACTCTGCCTACTGTTGGCAAACCGCATTCAAATACTTGTGGAGATGGCCCTACAAGGAAAAAGCTCTGCAGGATTTATATAAATGCAGGTGGTACATAGATCGACTTATCTCCATTCTGGAGAAAGATTCTAAATACAATAATAAATAAATTAATATGATATCTAAAGACGATATTGAAGCAATGGCCTACACCAATGCTCAGAGAGAGTATTTCGGTCTAGGCCCCTTACCTAATGAGAAAAAGATGAACAACTACTTACCAACTGACTACCAAACCTTTATAGCCACTTCTCGCTATGCAAGGTGGCTTGATGAAGAGAAGCGCAGAGAGACTTGGGGCGAAACCGTAGAGAGGTACATGGACAATGTAGTTCGCCCTCTAATTGGTAATGACTCCTATGTAGATGAAATACGGGATGGTATTCTTAGTCTTAACATAATGCCCTCTATGAGATCTCTTATGACTGCAGGACCTGCGGCTGAGAGAGACAATACCTGTATGTATAATTGTTCTTACCTACCAGTAGATGATCCTAAGTCTTTTGATGAAGCTATGTATATACTTCTCAACGGAACAGGCGTAGGGTTTAGTGTAGAGAGGCAGTATATATCTAAGCTACCAGAAGTCCCTGAGAACCTTTTTAGTTCAGATACCACAGTGGTTATACAGGATAGTAAACGTGGGTGGGCTAAAGGCTTCCGACAAGTTCTAGCGTTGCTATGGGCAGGAGAAATCCCACAGTGGGATGTATCTAAAGTACGACCTGCAGGAGCTAGGCTGAAGACCTTTGGTGGTAGAGCCAGTGGCCCTGCCCCACTAGTAGATCTGTTTAACTTCTGTATTTCTACTTTTAAGAATGCTCAAGGGCGAAAGCTATACTCTATGGAATGCCATGATATTATGTGCAAGATAGGGGAAGTTATTGTTATGGGTGGGGTAAGGCGATCAGCTATGATATCCCTATCTAATCTGTCGGATGATAGAATGCGTCATGCTAAGTCAGGCAAGTGGTGGGAGAATGCTCCACACAGAGCCTTGGCTAACAACAGCGTGGTCTACACAGAAACTCCTGATGCACTGTCCTTCATAAGAGAGTGGACTTCCTTAGTAGAGAGTGGCAGCGGTGAACGGGGTATCTTCAACAGAGAGGCCTGTAAACGTATTGCAGAGCAAAGTGGTAGAAGAGATGCCGACCAAGACTTCGGTTGCAACCCGTGCTCTGAGATCAGCTTGAGGCCCATGCAGTTCTGTAATTTATCTGAAGTAGTTGTTAGGGCTACGGATGATATTGCTGCTATAGAGAAGAAAGTTAGACTAGCTACTATACTAGGCACTATTCAATCTACCTTTACTTACTTCCCTTACTTAAGAAAAGTGTGGAAGGATAACACAGAGGAAGAGCGTCTACTTGGAGTAAGCCTTACAGGTATTATGGATAACCCACTTATGACTGTTAAGAATGAGGCATTAAATGAAACTCTGGAACACCTAAAGCAGTTAGCTATTAAAACAAACAAGGAGTGGTCAGAGAGGCTAAAGATACCTGCCAGTACTGCCATAACTTGTGTTAAGCCCTCTGGTACTGTTTCTCAGTTAGTTGATAGTGCCAGTGGACTACACCCACGATACTCCCCCTACTATATAAGAACAGTTAGAGGAGATAACAAAGACCCTCTCACACAGTTTATGGTGGATCAGGGGATACCTAGTGAACCTGATTTTATGAAGCCAGATCACACAACTGTATTTAGTTTTCCTATGAGAGCGCCAGAGGGGGCTAAGTGTACTAAGGACTTCTCAGCCATACAACAGCTAGAGACTTGGCTAATTTATCAGAGACACTGGTGTGAACATAAACCTAGTGTTACTATTAACGTAAAACCTGAAGAGTGGTTAGAGGTAGGCTCCTTTGTATTAAAACACTTTGATGAAATGTCTGGTGTTAGCTTCTTACCTTTTGAAGAACATACATATCAACAGGCTCCCTACCAGAATGTAAGTAGAGAAGACTATGACACTCTTCTAAAGTCCATGCCTAAAGACATTAACTGGGATGAGCTAGACCTCTATGAGCAAGAGGATAACACTTCAGGTTCTAGGACAATGGCGTGTTCTGGGGATGTCTGTGAAATGGTAGATATTACCTAAGTTTTTAAAGAAAAACCCCCACTATCGGTTGACGGTGGGGGCAGTATACTATATATTGTTTGCATGAGGTTTGGTCACCTCGTCACAACCTCAAACACGGGTATGGGGAAGTGGCACTTAGTTGGTTGAAGCCCCCACACTGTTTTATGCTTGAGGCAATGTGGGGGTTTTATTTATTTAGCCCCAAATATTGCACCTATACCCTCTGATAGGTCCCTACCTACAAATTGTTGGATAAAACCAATTTCTTCATCAGTAGGCTCTTCTTCTCTTATAAATATGTTGTACTTACCGCCTTGGTATGCCGCATTAACTGTCTGTCTAGCTGCCCCTTTAATAGCCTGAATATTCTGATTTTTTCTAAGTCTGTCTATTAAGGTAGCAAACTCTTCTGGTTGGGCTAATATTACTGCTAAAGCATCTGCAGCTACTTCTTTCTCTAACTCAGCTAACTCTTTTAGAGGGATAGAACTTAGCCTACGGAGAAATGCTGCAGTCGGGTTCATGTATCCTGCTACAAGAAGAATACCTGTAGATACAGCGTCTGAAGTTCTTCTAGCCTGATCTGTTAACAGTGACGTATTTGATCCTACAGACACACCTCTAGAAAAAGTCCCCATAGATTGTCTCTGTAAAATGGCTAGTGTTCTAACTACCCCTTCTCTTACATCCTCAAGACCTGACTGTCCATCAAAGATTAAATCTAAGCTAGTTAGAAGACCTGTAGCCTCTTCATTACTGAGCTTTGCTAACTGTCCTTGGTTTACCCTAGATATGGGTTTCATATTTTGAGTACCAATGGTACTGGCTCCAAATATTCTACCCCCTATTAAATCTAATGCTTCAGCCTGTAAAACTTGTTTTGCTAACAACTTTTCAGCTTCAGTAGGAAGTTTATCTATTTCAGCAAGAAGTTGCTTAGTATTATTAGTATCTGTATTTATCAAAATACTCTGTAAATTTATTGAAGTAGCAGGTCCTTCCGTTGCCATCTCTAAGTTGTCACTATCTTTAAATTTAGACAGAAGTGATTGTATTACACTATTTTTCTTTGCCTCTATTGCATCGTTGGCGGCATTTAACTCATCTGTTAGACTAAGATTTAAGTCTCCTAGCTCAACAGTTTTATTTTCTATTCTGGTTATCAAGGCCTGTAATTGATCTGCAGCATCATTACTTCCAGAGGCCCGTAAGTTAGCTATAGGCCCTTG